TACCCAGAGGGAAAATTCGTTTTATTAAGAAAAAGCAGCGCGTTCGGTTGGGAATCAGAAGTAGAAACACGCGAGGGCATGGACGCGGAAACAATTGAGCGTGTTTATTTTTATAAAGTAGAAATCGAAAGACGCGATCCGAGAAATTTAATCATTGTGAAAGTGGAGTAAGAAAAATGGAAAATCATATCATCGAACTATCAGAACGTTATCAATTAAAAGCAACAGATGATTGCTTAGTGCTTTATCAGTTGAAGTTGCAAGACAACGGCACTTGGGAACGCGTGAAAGCACTCGCGACAAAATCGCCGGATTATCTGCTTGATACACTGATCCGCTTGGAACTTCAAAGCGAAGATGTGACAACGCTTGAAGACGTGGCGAAGACTATCACAGCAATGCGCGCCGAATTAAAAGAGGCAATCAATATCGGGCGCACTCAATAATAGGAAAATTAATATAAATGGGCGTAATTATGAATAATTTTAATAATCCACAATCAGCTGGGGCGAGCAATCGCGCGCCCGCTTGTGCGTTTGTGTGGAATTATGAAGAAAACGCCCGTCAAGTCGAGGAACAACGCCACGCCCAATTTTTAGAGCAAAAGGCACATTATGATCTAGTCAATAAAGAAAAGGTAATTACACCGCCGGAAAGCGCGCGCACAGACCTACAATTAGAATTATTCAACACAACGCCAGAAGGCTATGAGCTTGTCGAGCGTTTGATCGCAAACCTACCGCGTCAACGTCAGCGCGAGTATTTCCGCAAACTGTATTTAAAAACATATCGATCGGTCAAAGATGACGGATCAATTGCATATCGCTTGGGAAACATTCAACGCCGGACGGCTAATTTATTTATTCGCGAAGTGTTGGAAGAACGCTTAAAGAAAGCGTTTAACAGCTATCATATCAACGTTTCTTTTTTACTTGCATTTAGCAAAAACTTGCCAAAATGGCGAGCGGATTTAGAAAGCGAGATCTCACAATCTCTTACTAAAATAGAACAGCAGATCACGATTTCACAAGAGGTCATCGATCGTATTAATGAAGATTATTACACGCAAGACGATCTCATTGCGCCGGATAGAAACACAAGTGCAGCACAAATCGACGCGAATTTTGAGCAATACACAAAAACGCAAATTAAAAAAGCAAAATTACCTTTTTACTTAATCAACACAGAAAAGCTCAAAGAGATCGCGCGAACACTAGCAACAGCATTTGAACAAGAGCTAATGAGCTTTATTAATGATTTAGCCCCGCGCGCGGAAGAAATCGGCGCGCAAGGCGTGAAAGATGAATTTTTAAAACTGTATCAAAAGTGCGGTGAAATTTGCGCAAATATCGGCTTTCCCGCTCCGTCGTGGGAAATGAAAAAAAGCCGTTTAACTGGTGAAAAAATCGATATCGCATTGCAGAAGATTACTTGTGAAAGATATTGGTTTCGAACTATGTCACGCGTTCAAAAGCGAATGACGGAACACGTCGCGATCGCGTGCGGCGAAGTGCGAAAGCAAGCAAGTTGTTATATCTCTTACGGCAGTTTTAATAATTGGAAAACACAAATCAAAACAAATCTTGATTATTTAAAATCAATGATTTTAACAAATGTTGATGATCCGGAAGAGCAAATAGAACTTTTCGGAATGTTCTTAAAATCATCGTCAAACCCCGACAACCGCCGCAATGAAATGATGTGCCGTTTACGCGGTTTGGAAGAATGGGCAGAGCGTGAAGGACACGAAGCATTGTTTTTAACGCTTACTGCCCCGTCATCGTTTCACGCAACCCACAGTAGTGGAGATCTTAATAAAAAGTGGTCGGGCGTCAATCCGCGCGATACGCAAAAATATCTTAATAAAGTCTGGGCGCAATACCGCGCTTTATTAGCAAAACGCGAGATTAAATTTTATGGAATGCGAGTAACAGAGCCACACCACGACGGCACGCCGCACTGGCACTTGCTTGTTTATGTGAAAGCAGAAGATAAAGCAGAAGTGATCCGCTTATTCAAGAAAAAAGCACTTGAGCAAGACGGCAACGAGCGAGGCGCGCTAAAACACCGTTGCAGAATTGAAGAATGCGACAAAGAAAAAGGAAGTGCGACAGCATACATTGCTAAATACATTTCAAAAAATATCAACGGTTTCGCATTAGACGGCGAAACGTCAGACGAAAACCCGAATTTATCGCTAAAAGAAAACGCGCACCGCGTGCGCGCATGGGCAAGCCTTTGGGGAATCCGTCAATTCCAATTCTACGGCGGCGCGTCAATCAGCGTTTGGCGAGAATTGCGCCGTTTAGTAACGGGTCAAGCGGAAGATGAAATCATTGAAAAAGCCCGCGCGGTTGCTGATGTATCGTGCTTTGCGTCTTATATCGAGATTCAAGGCGGCGCAATGGCTATGCGTAAAGACCAGCCGATCAAGTTGAGCTATATCGAAACGGAGCAGAATAAATACGGCGAGACACGTCAGAAGATCGAAGGGGTAGAAAACAAAATATCTTTCAGAAAAGTGCTTACACGTCTTAAAAAATGGGCGATCACTAAAGCCCAAGTTTCGCGTAGCGAAACACAAGAAAGCGCGGTACGCGCACCTTGGACTTGTGTCAGTAACTGTAACCGCTCAATTGTTGAGCAAAAGATAAAAAACGCAGTCGCGCCGATCTGTTTACCACTTCACGCGCGACAAATTGAACATTTATTGAGCGGAAAACCGCTTTTATTAAACGAACGCAACAAAATTCAAGTGATAAATAATGAAATAGTGATCACTGATCCGATTAAAGAACGTGTGGAACGTGAAAGCGCGGGAAAATCGCACCTTGATCGTTTGCGCGAAATACCAATTTTTTTAAACTAACAAGGGGTAAATTATGGAAAAAGTAGAAATTACAAAAGAGTTTTTTGATTCTTTAATGAAAGATAGAGAAAGATTGAATTTTATTGAGTGTTACAGAGTGACGATTATTGAAGATAAACCGGGGGAAAATGGCGGATTCGAATTATCACATTGTAACGGAGGAGAAGATCCAATTCTATGTGATTTAGTTTATTCAGAAAGCGTAAGAGAAGGCATAGATAGAATGATGGAATATCAAAAATGTATTGAGCAAAAGGAAGTTTAAAAATGATTGATGAAAATAAAAAAGTAGAAGTTTCTTTGAGAGAGTTTGAAGAAATGGTGCGAGATCGCGCAAGGCTAGATTTTATTGAAAGCAGAATAATAGAGGGTTTGAATAAAGAATTTTATAACACAGATTTTTCAAATCAGATTAGTTTTATTATTCACGAGAAAATAAATGCTTTCAGAGAAAAAAGAATAATTTTGAATAGAAAAACAATAGATAAATTAATTCAGGAAAAGACAAATGAAACATTCAAGAATAGATGTAAAAAATAACAAGGGGTAACGTATGGGAAATATAACAATCTCACTAGAGAAATGGCAAGAAATGGCGAGAGATCGCACACGATTAGATTTTATCGAAAGCGGAATTATAGTGGGACTAAGCCCCGCTTATTTTGAAATGGACGTATCAGATAAAGTTAGTTTTACCATGAATAAGAAAACAACTGATCAAAAGCAAATGAAAATTACGCGTGAAAATATCGACAAATTAATTGAGGATCTAGTTTATGAATGTTTCGAAGACGCAGAAAAACGATAAAGACTTATGGGCGACGCCCTGGTGGCTTTTCTTCTTTGCTGAAAATTATTTCGATGTCAAATTCGATCTTGATGTGTGCGCAATGGCGCACAATACGAAAGTGAAAAAATACATTACACCAGAACAAGATACATTAAAAACTATGTGGGAGGGGCGTAACTGCTGGTTCAATCCGCCTTACTCAAACCCATTGCCATTCGTTATGCGTGCGGTAGAAATGGCAACGCTACACCGCAAAACGGTGGTGATGTTGCTCAACGTCGATAATTCGACGAAGTGGTTCAATTTATGCGTGCGCAACGCAAAAGAGATCGTTTATATAACTGATAGACGCGTGCCGTTCGTTCACAACGGTACAGGCGAGGAAGTGGATCAAAATAATAAGGGGCAAATGCTAGTGCTATTTGCTCCCGATAACCCGCTAGATACGCTGAAATCTAGCTATATTTCAATGCAGAAAATGAAAGAAATTGGCGATAAAGTCGCGGACAGAAAAAGGAATTAATATGATTCCCCAACCATTCAAACATATTCCGATCTATAAAAAAGGCGGGTACGATTTACCACCCCCGCCGCCGAAAAAAGAATAATAAAAAAGGGCTTAAACGCCCTTTTCTTCTTGATTTAACATTTCTCTTATTTTTTGTTTATCTTTATCAGATAATTGATTAATCATTAGACTTAATAGTCCGTCTTTTGTTAAAAGACTTGTTTTTGTTGTATGACTAAACTCAACATTTAACACAAATTTATGACCACACGCCGGATTTTTACAAGTGCAATAAGATTTTGAGTATTCACTGTGAATCCGTTCAGTGCGCGTAACAGTTGCTTTCGAATTACAAACTTTACAATAAATATCAAGCGTTCTAGCCATTTGTAACAATCCTGTAACCGTTGAAAAATTGAGACTATTCTATCAAAAGGCTGTGATTTTATACAGTTAAAAAAGCTGATTTTTATCCCTTTTTTCCGGTTGTTTAAAATTGACTTTTAATGCACTTTTAATTTCATAATCTGAATTAATAGATTCAGCAATAATCTCTTGTAGCGGTAAAACTTCGTCTGCTTGATACGCCTCACGGATTTTGAGCGGGTCGCCAAGCCCCGCCGTGTTAACGGGAATAATCCCACTTAGACCGGGTGGGAATCGGTGCGACGTCAACACATCTTGCGCGGAAATGTTTTTAATTTTTGCAAATTCGTCTTTTTGCCCCGTGTCGCCAATCGGGATCACTTTTAAGCCGTCAGGGTGACCGCCGGCGATGTTAACGAACATTGAGCGGAAATTCCCCACACCCTTCGAATCGCGGATTCTTTCCGCGATTTCGTCTTCCATTTCTTCGGTCATATCAGGGTCGGTGGAATACAAAATAAAGCCCATATGCGCGCCGTTTGAGTAGTAACGGCGGCGGAATATCGTTGCGTCAGAGTTTAACAACGCAGAAGTAATCCCGCCCACGTAGTCAGGTGAGCCGTACACCTGTTGCATGGGGTCGTATAATTTAATAAAAATAACGTCGTTTTTGTTGTATTCGTAAATTTCGGATTTTGTATCATAAAGCGACTTTTTCATTAAATATTTATAGTTCCCGTCTTTACAGACGCGCATATAAAGCGACGATAAAACGTGCAAGCGAACAACTTGTCCGAACGCATTACGAATTTTCAACAGCGCGACGTCGCCGAATTGAATTAAATTCAAACAGAGCGCGCGCATATCAATTTTTGACAGTAAAGCCCCGCCAATATAGCCAGCGCTAACCATATTTGCGCGGCTATGTAAGATTCCGCCGTGTTGCGCGTTTTGGTGCGG